CTCGTAAACAGTGCAACATAGACAGTTGTAGGTGCTGTGTAGCCAGTTGCGCGGAGAACTTCATTGATTAGAGCATTCTCAAGATAGTTAGACATTGCAGCCATTTTTTACCTCTTTGATAAAGTCATTGCGAGTGGAACACCCGAGTATTGAGCAGATTCATCCGATCTAACCAATGTGTCGATTGCCCTTTGATACATGGTTGCCCATGTTTGAATTCGTGCATCGTTCATGATGTATGGTTCTGCTTCCAACAATGCCGCATAAAGCAAAGCATCGGGAGAGTTAGCCATAAACGCATTACTTGAATTTCCGCTTGATAGGAATGTCGGAGCAGAGTAATACAGCAGTTGAACCGTATATGTGTTGTCCGGCATTGGGGCTAACTGAAACTCAGTCGCCAAAATTGTGTAGTTCAACGGTTTACCGCGAACATGAGAATCTGTGTTTCTGATAAACACCGATGGAGACAGATAAGTCAATGGTTGCGGAGGGTTCCCCGTTACATAGAAGTCTCTAGCCTCAAGAAAGTCTGACGGTATCTCTACCGTTCCATCCCCACTTGTCGTAGTGGTGGTTACTGATTTGAGCATTTGCCGAATGCGGAGTTCTCTGCGAAGCCTCAGTTCTGCAAACCGAATGAAGTCGGGAATCTGATCGGTCAAGTCACTACGGGCCAAATAGTTGGCAACCGCTGTGCTTAGTTCAGAGAATGTCGCAATGCTCATACTTTCCCCGGTCTAGTTCTGAAAAATCTGTTATCGGGATTGTTAAGCCATGCCTTCATTTGCTTTTCATCGATTACAGCAAATCCCCGCATGATGCCTTTTGCGTTTAGATCATCAATCACCGTCAATGGGATTGAGGCTATCTTGTTACCAAAAATGTCATCCGACCACTTTGCGCGTTCATCGTAGGAATTAAATTCCTTTAGATTTTGCTCAATGTTTGCCGTTACATCTTGGCGTGTCTCAATAATGATGCCGCCTTCGCCATCAGCGTGGGCAACAGATTTACGAAACTCATTCATAGAAAAACCCCCATGCGGTTAAACATGGGGGCATTCACTCTTAGGGAGTCAAGTCAGCGATGATGCCGTGTGCAGCTTCGTTGTTCACTTGCAAGGTGTATTCCACCAGCAACTGAGTCACTTCCGCATCACCCGTCTTTGCCAACTCGTTGGTTTGGAAGGGGCGCAGATAGGCAACTGATGCCATGTCCACATCCAACACAAACGCAACTTCGTCACAAGTGTTGGTGCTGGTCATGAACCTGTTGGGAACAATCGAAATTGAACCGAAGTCGCTCAAATAAATATCAGCCGCCGACACGATGGTCGTAGGTGCATCACCGGGAGCCATGTAGCGTTGAGCCGCAATACCGGTGAAGGCAGAGACCAACTGTTTGTGAGCAGGGTTGACCATCAACACTTTGGGATTGCCACCGGAGGCATACACCTCTTTGACCACAGTTTTCAGAGTGGCTTCGTCAAAGGTGCGGTTAGTGCCGTTGGTACGAGTGGTCGTGCCGCTTGCGCCAGCAACACCGCTTGTGCCAAAGTCACCGTTGGTCGCCAACCATGTTTGCAAACCACCCAATTTACGAGCAGTGCTTGAGTTACCGTTCGTGCTTGCTTGGTTTGACAACAGAGTGGTCTCCATGTCTCGCTTAATTTCAGCGGATGCTTTCGCTAATTGATAACTTTTCTCAGATTTGCGCCCTGCTTTATCAACAGCTTCCAAAGTGCCGGAGATTTTCACGGTCTTTTGGCTGATCTGAGTCTTGTTGCCAATGCGAGTGGTGACAGCAATAGTGGCATCAGATGCCGTGTCCCCTTCAACAGCCGCATTCGTCAAAACTGCACTCGCAAGTGAATCAGTCATCCATTCGTGATTGGTAGCGGTTGCTTTGCCCTTACCAATGGACGACATAAATGGAGTGTCGGTTGGTGAAATAGAGTAGATCACATCGGAAAGTGATTCCCGTTGACCGATGGAGGTATAGGTTTGGTAGGTTGCCATGATTGAATCCTTGAATTAAACGAACCGTTCAAACGCACTTGCAGCGTCTCGGATTTTTCCGGTTTTCCGCAACTGCGCTACTGCTTTTTTGTGCTGTTCTTGATTGTCTCTTGGTTGAGATACTCCGCTTTTCATCATTCGGGGTGCTTCGGTTACCCTTTTGGATAACTCCGGCTTGCCCTTTTGCAAAGAGGAATACTTCATGCCATGATACAAACTCAGTACAGCACGAGAATCATAGACATTGGCTAACTCTTGGTCTGTCCACCCTATCGACTTGGCGTAGTCCCGAATATCCTTGCGGATTTGGTCGCCGGTCTTTGGGTCTGCGTAGCCCGGTATAGAAGAAGAAAGTTTTTGGCTTTCTTGAGCAATGTGGCTTTGGAGTTTCTCAGAATGTTCCGCTTGTTGCTGTTGGGCAATGCGTTGCTGTTCTGCCTTCAAAACCGCAAGTTGTTCCTTGCGTTGTTGCTGTTCTGCTACCTTGACTGCATACCCGATGGGGTCACTTTCCTTTAGAGCATCCAAGTTCTCACCCTTCGTTTGCTGACTTAGGAATTGTTCCATCATCTGCAAGCGTTGAGCGTACTGATCTCTTACCTTGTTTGCTTCGTCAATTTTCGACCGTTCTGCTTCCACAGCGCGGCGTTGTTCACTAAGCGTTTGGGTCTTCTTTGTGTAGTCGGCCCCCAGTTGATAGCCCTCAATAAGTTGATCGAGAGTTACATCGCGTTCTTCTCCAGCCGCTTTGACTCGAAAAGTGCTTGCTCGCTCTTTCTCACCTTCTTCAGAATCCACCAACTCGGAATCAACGCCATCATCATTTTCTGAATCTGCATTCTGTTCGACTTGGCCTTCGGCGTTCGGTTCAGAATCCATTAATCCAAAAAATGCGGATGCAGCTTGTTCCACATTCAGCGATTCACTTCCTTGCGGAGCCGTGTTATCACTCATTTCTAACCCAAGTTGTCAGCACTTACCGAGTGCCACGGTGTAATCTTATGATTACAAAATCTTCCACCGCTTCTTCACAATTAGCCCCGTAGCTGCGATTGATTCAAAGTGGCTTTTAATCGATTGTAAAGCATGAATTTTTAAATATGCAAGTTCTCGCGCTTCAATATCATCCGGCGCAGAGTTAACTATATTAAGCAATTCAGATTGCCGCATTGCTTCCATTTCTTCTAAGAAGAATTCATCGGAGAGCAGATTCTTGGCAAGTTCAAACTTTTCCATTTTGGATACTCGATATGAAGTCAGACATTGACACTTGCGGGATATTGGCGAATTGGTTGCCTTGCAGTCCAGCCCATTGAGTGCCGCCTAACAGATTGTCAGTGGTAAACAGTGAGTTTATGTCTAGCGGGGCTTGCCATGTTTGCGTGTACTCGGGGCTTGCCCATCCGGATATGTCGCTCGGAGTGAATGGGAAACCACCTTGCGGTTCATCACCGCCGCTAGATATGGCGTTTTGTACGGCATTAGCTGCTGCACTTGCGCCAGCAACAGTAAGACCGAGTTTAATCATCCCCTCAATCTGCGATTTAGTGAGTGGGCTTGACGGTGTTTCTACCGGCCCCTTATATGGGGTTTCGGTTGCATCTGTATAACCAACTACACCACCGCTTTGGTCTACCGTTAGGGTGCTTCCATCCTCATAGGTGTATGTCTGTGTGGTTGGCGTAGATGGTGCTGTTGTTAGGTCTAGCAGCGTTGTATCAATGTCTGCGGGTGGGCCAACAAAGTTTGCCGGATTGGTCTCCGGAAACAATGCCATTACATCTTCACTTGTTGGTGCGGGGCCAGCATTCAAGTAATCGGGAGTGGGAAGATTCTCAAGATACTTAGCCGCTTGTGCTTGAGAAATTACATCCGCTGTGCCTTGAATGCCGGTTTGTACAAGTGCAGTTTTAGCCGCAGTCTCGGGGTCTTTACCCGCCACCATGTTTGCCGCAGTGCTTGAGACAAAGTTCTTTACCGCGCCGGGGTCAGCAACCAAATAGTCACCAACTTGACCACCCGCAAAACCCGCCACTCCACCGACTACAGCACCCTTTAGAGCATCCTCCGCTGATTTGCCTTGTGCCACTTGTAGGGCAGCGTTAGCTACACCCGTACCAATTGCAGAGGCCACAGCCGCAGATGTAGTCGCCGGAATCAAACCCGCCGCTATCATTTGTTGACCAATGGCAGAGCCGACCCCCGGCATAGCCACACTGACTGCGATTGCCGCCAATAACGGCGCGTTTTGCGATAGGCTTAAATCTTTGTCTAGTTGGGCTAACTCTTTGCTAATTGTCTTTTCAACGGGTTGGGCTAAGTTTGTTACCTCACGACTAATGGCAATAGTTGGGTCTGTCGATGGGGATACTGCCGTTGCCGGAGCAGCGATAAAATTTTGAACCGCTTGAAATGGATTTTGAAAGAAACCCATAATTTACCCCGGAATCTCAATGTTTGAGGTAATCCCTGCCCCGACCTTCATTGCTTTCAATTGGGCCTCTGCTTCAAACTCTTGCTTTCTAAACATCATTTCAGCTTGGAACTTGTCCCGCTGTAGCTGCATATCTGCCATTGCCTTCTCACGGGCCAACTGAATATCAGCCTCTGCCTTCATTTGCATACTCTGAATGTCGGCTTGAACCTTTGCCATTGCCGCTTGTGCTTCGGGCGACATTTGCGGTTGTTGCGGTTGTGGGTTGCTTAATTGCTGATCGAGTTCCGGAGGAATGGCTTTGTAGAACTCTGCACTGTCCTTGAATCCGGCAGCTTCCACCATTCTCCCGAGCGTGTTGCGGTACTGTCCCATGCTGACCAATGGGTTAGCTGGCCCCATCTGTCCCAATACTTGTTCTTGTTTTTGCAAGACCATTTGAAGCATCGCCATCTGCTCTTGACGGTTGCCAGCACCGAGACCCACATTAATATCCACATCGTACTGATTCGACCACTCTCGCGGGTCAAAGGACACATACGAGCCTCTCATCCGCACAATGCGGGGCTTGTCTTGATACTTGCAGAGAAGGTGAAGAATCCCTTTGAAAAGCGATTTAACGCCGGTCTCCGCAAAGATTCGCGCTATCAGTTCAACCTTACCCGCACCCGCCGCTTGCATAGATGCTACAGCCGCAGCAGTCACATTCTGCAAGATAGCGGGGTCTAGCCCTTGTGATGCGTCAGTCACTCCGGTGCGCTTTTGGGCCACAGAGTCGAGATATTGAAGCATGGGAAAGGCTTGTCCCGCAACGGGTGGCACATTCAATGGTTGCACTGCTCCTTGAGACTTAATCCGCACCACACCGCCAGCAGTGGCAGTCAGCAAATCATCTAAGTTCACTTGACCATCTACAGCAGTCACCCGAGCATTGTTTGTCAGATAGAGGTTATCCAAAATCTGACGGGTGATAGTGGTCTTTTGTAACTGAATGTCTGTAGTCCGGTCTGCCAATGATTGACCAAAGAACTTGTGTGGAATGGGAATTGGGCAGATCGAGTGGAATGGCACATAGTCGCATTCTTCGTCTGACAGAATCTCGTTTCCAGCATAGAACACTTGCCGCAGTTCAGCGATACCGTCACCGTCCATGTCTGCCCGTAGGTAGCACTCAAACACTTCAACACTCTGCATAGAGTCATCCATGCTTGTGGAGTCATCCGGTTGCTCACCATTGGAGAACCGAACAAGTCGTTCCGGTGTGTATGTCAGTGAGTCACTTGAGGGGATACCGTCCACAATGTCAGCATCAAAGCCCATTGCGATCAAGTCGCTACGAGTCATTAGCTTACGGTGTGCAATGAAAGGCGCACCCTCAATTCTCCGAGCCTTCTTAGAGATTAGGAATTCTTCGGGCGGGACATTCTCCACCACCACTCGACCCGTCTTTTGTTTCTTTGAGACCGTCACTGCATGAATCTTGATCTTCATCGGCCCCATTGGGGTGATCTGATCGAATTCTTGTGTGTCTTGATCGACAATCTCCATAGTGCCATCGCTCATCAGCATTGCGAGTTCGTCATCAGTTAGATCACGGTACTTTTCTTTGATTACATCTTCTTTGTCTTCCCAATAGGCTTTGACCACTCCGACCTTTTGGAGAAGCGCATCCTTAAACCAATCGTGAAGAATAATCACGCCTTCGTTATCACGGTTGAATACCCAATTCACATACTCAGTGGCTTGCTTTGCTCCGGCCTCGTCATTTGGGCCACGGGGTTCAAACCTCACGACTTCATCGCTTGCCGAGAAGATTCGCACCAAAGAAGGTAGAGAACCGTCTACGGCCTCTGCAACCTCACCGGTCACGATCTGCGACTTACCTTCAACCTCATTGCCGTATGGTTGCCGGAGGTAGCTTTGCAGTGCTTCTCTGCGCTGTTCAGTGGTCTCAGTCTCCAAATAGCCGAGACTATTGGAAATCTCAGCATCGATGATTGATTTGAGTTTGTTTTCGTCCATCACACAATCCATTTCACATTTTGAGTAGGCATCTTTGACCAGCCGGTTGTTTCGTTTAGACCGATTGCAAGATAGCGGAAAGCATCAGCACTATGGCTACTCCAATCATGAAGTGGTCGGTCGTAAAAGATTTTCCGCTTTTCATCGTAATCCCTTCGGTAGTTTCTGAGTGCGTCTAGTCCTTGTTTGACCTTTGGCACATTGAACCAACATCGTGGGAGCAGCCTTCGCACCGCTTGGATGCCATCATCGACCCCCATGCGCGGGGCAACCCGAATGTTTAATCCAGCATCGGTTAAAACCTCTAGTCGGCTTTTCCCCGTCCCGAGTTCCCGCACTTGTACATCGTGAGGTAGGATTTGCTCGGCTTTGTCCCATCCATTATGCCTTAACCAATTAACATAGCTGTCAAGTCCGACCCCGTTATTCTCGTAAAAGTCCATCAGCCGGATTTCTGATCCGACCACTTGAGCCACCCAAATCACCGTTGAGTCACCCATTCCCAAGTCCCATGCACACACTGTCTTGCAAAGGTCATCGCGGGGAATCTCTTGAATGTGGTTCTTTTCGTCCAAATCATTGAGCAGTTGACCGTAGTACGACCCCTCTACCGCAGCGGTAAACGAGCATTCAAACTCTTGAAGGTACTTATCGTCCCCCATTTCCACCCGAGCCGCCTTTAGTTCGGTCTCGCTCAAGACTTGCGTTTGGGAGGCTTTGAACTCCAGCAGTCCCCACCCGTCCTCTGTTTCTGCCCGATCTCGGAGGTCTTTGAAGTGATTGTGGCCCTTCGGAGTCCCGATAAAGCAGCACCACCCGAGTCTGTCAGCCAATGACGGCCTAATAATGTCTGTCCAAATCTTTGGGTTTTGGTCGCCAATCTCGTCAAGAATCACCCCATCAAAGTATTGGCCTCGCAGTGAGTCGGGATTGTCTGACCCGTATAGCTGAATCCGGCGGTTCCAAAAGTCTACCCGTAACTCTGAAATGTTCTCTGTACCGCCTAACGGTCTTGCGTACTTTGTGAGGTAGTCCCATGCCACCCGCTTTGCTTGCCCGTATGTTGGGGCAATGTAAGCGTAACGGGGGGCTTCCTTTTGGTTGCTCACCGCATCTTTAATCAGATGGTTGATCGCGCTGACAGTCTTTCCCATCCTACGATGGGCCACCACCACCCCGAACCGTTTAGCGTCTAGCAGAGTATGAATCTGCAACTGCTCTTTTCTCGGGCTATATGGGATTACGATGGATTGTTCGGTTGCGCCCATGTGACTTTCATTTCAATGGGATTGTTCGCGTCTCCGGCGTGTTCTGTCCTTGCCAGCTTTGGAATGTGATACTCCACTACTGATTGGAATAACTCAAATGCCTTTGCGGGGTTTGGCTTTATGTCATGCTCGGGGTCGCCCTCTGCTACCTTGTCGAGCCAAATAGAGAGCCTCCATGCGTTCCCATCCACGAAGGTAGCTATGGCTTGTCTTGCCTCCGATGTGGCCTTATTTGGCGTTCCTATGCCCCTACCGCCGTGTCTTACGCCACTCATATAGCCCCCGCACTAATTTGGGCTAATTTAGTTTTCATTGTTTTCTTTTGCATTACCAATTCCTTTAGGTCTGTTGGTATTACTTAGTATATAACAGACTGAGTTCCTCATCTAGCTTGCGGCGTGTTTCGGGGTCTGCCAATAGGCTTGCGGGGAGTAGTCCAGCAAGAATGTCGGATTCATTGCGGCGCATTGGGTCAAATGCTGCGTTTGTTGATCTGATCTGTGATGGGTCAAAGACTACCCCAACATCAACTAACTTTGCTGGGCCACCGCCGGGGTCAAATGTGTTCTTCAAGATCAAAGCATCATGTCCACCACCTAATGCTTGGTCTATCAAATCTGAGTAGGTTTGCTCTCTGTATGCCTTGCCCTCAAAATCGTAAACCATTGGGTTTTTGTACCGCAATGCCACAGGCATCACATTGCCGCCCTCTTGAGTCTTTTCAAGCACTGCTCTTTCGTTTTTAATGCTTTGGAAATCGTCTATTGTTTTGATTGCTTTTGCGGCATCTTTCTCACCAACCAAATCCACAATCTCTTTTTTAAGATTATTAAACTGCTTATTATCATAAATGTTATACCACCCGTAAGGCATTAGTTCTTTGTATTTTTTGTCTAACAGTTCGGCTTGTGCTTGTGGATGTTGCAAACTGTAAAATGTTTGATTGACTTTTTCTGTCATTGTGTCTCTAGCATCGCCATACTTAGCAACCATAGACTGTGCGTAGTTCATTCTGTTTATTTCAGAATCTTCCGCTATTTGCATTTGCTTTTCGTATTCGTCCCAATCTCCGCGCTTTTCAGCC